GAGCTTTAGCTCTAAGTCAATTAAGTCGTTGCTCTCTTGCGGGATTATTCCATGCTCTATAAGCCAGCAATTAACATCATGTTTGGCGCTCGGAAGCAAAATAAAATCATAATCCGGGTATCTGTTCGCCCCATTCCACTGGAAGCCTTCCTGCATTTCAAGCCACCACCGGCCGTCTATGTATCTGACGTTATAGAATAGCGCGGCAAACTCCCTGACAATGCCCACGTCGTTATGGTATGGCATAACAACAGACTCGCCAAGGGTATACAGCTTGTTGCTTACAAGAGCGCTGGTAGACTTAACAGGCATTACATAACGTAATCTAAATAGTGGTTAAATATTGACCTGGCGTAGTTGGTAGTTTCATAGCAGCTTTTTGGGCCTGTCACCTCGCAAAGCGAGCCAATGATTTCTTTATAGCCAGAAACACCGCCCGCTATCTTTTGGGCTTTTAAGATATTGCCAAATCCAGCATTGTAGCTCGCAAGCGCTAGGCATTGTCTATCGATAGTCGGCCTAGGCCAGTGCCATTTCTGAATGAGCATTCCTAAATAACACGCACCCGTTTCTATGCTTGCCGTAACGTCTGTTGGTAACGCGCCTTCGTGTCCGGCCTTGACCGACCACTGCGCCCAAGTCGCTGGCATTATCTGTGCAATGCCCATGGCGCCCGCCGGTGATACTGCAAGTGGGTTGAGGCTTGACTCTTGGAATAGCTGCGCTTTAAATAGCCGCCAGTCATAATCTTCCGGTAGCCATTTTTGTGCAGCGCGTATAATAATATCGTCGTATTTGTCCATTATTTCTGCGCTACCTGTGAATTCTGGAATTGAGAGGCAATAACGGCCAATGAAACCTCTATTTTATTAAGTCTTTCAGAGTTGATTTTTAGAGACGAATCCGACTCTTGCGCCCTTTTAAGTTGCGTTTCAAGCAGTGCCTGGTTAACCGCAACGCCGGAATTCAAAGAAAATAAAACACCAAACAGCGCAAGCATTGAAGAGACAAATATAGTCGTTATTATTCCAGCCGCCACCGTAATGAATTTTTCTTTTGTGAGCATTTGTTAGTTACCCGGCGTAAAGAACGACCGCCTGAAAGGAACCCAAAGATTGTAAATTGTGGCGAAATTGTCTGAGTTGATAACTAGCGAATTGCCGTTCGCAAATTCAAACTTAGTTGAGCTGAAAGTACCGCCTCCCGCTGTGGTCATGGAGTAATCCAAACCTACAGCAGTTAGGCCCATCTGATCCTCTTTAGTGGCTGAACACATTACGCCTAGGATTTCTATGCCTGTTTTCTTTTTCTCGTCGTCGGTTGGCGGCAATGGCTCCGGCGTAGTGAACACGCCATCAGCATAGCTGTCACCTATCGTGCCGCCATTGCTTGCGTCAACTAATCCAGGCATGAAGTCTAAAGATTCGACTTCGATTGTGTTTGTTACTTTGCCGCTTTCAATTACGTGCGCTCTCATTATACAAGTCCCCATATTCTTATTTCGCCACGTGCGCCTGCGCCCGATTGACCGCCTGTTTCCGTGGCTCCACCACCGCCTCCTGGTGCAACTCCGCTTGTTCCGTTTGATGCAAGCACTGCAGCCCCTCCGTCACCGCCAAAAATAGAAGTACCAGCGGTACGTAAAATACTAGCGTTTCCTATTGAGCCTCCTGCGGCAGCACCATATAGTTGAGCTTGTGTAGGTTGATTGCCCTGAGCGGCTGGAGTTCCACCTGAATATGCAGAATGTAAGTTTGTACCTGTTGTGCCCGGTGCCGTAGCAGCGTACATAGTGTCTGAGGACGCCGGTCCTGTTGCTGCCCCAAGAATAGACCCTCCAATACCTGATGAGGCGTCGGCTCCAAAGACAGTAATTAAGGAACCTAAAGAAGTATTGCCCCCATCGTTACCAAAATTAGCCGATCCTGATATGGCCGCGCCGCCCGCGCCTATTGTCATAGTTTCAGTTGCAGAAAGAGTGCTTGAAGGGAAAACAAAATCAAAACATCCTCCACCTCCCCCGCCGTTAACATTGTTACCCGATGCGTTTTTCCCACCGCTTGCTCCGGCGCTCCATATTAGGCCACCAAAATAAGAATACCCCGGCGGCTTAGTAAACGTCCCGCTTGCAGTAAACGTGCGCGAGAAAGCAGTAAGAACAACACTCCTGAGAGCCGTACCATCACACTGAATCAAACGCACCTCGCCGGGATACATGATGAAATTGGCCAGCCCGTCAATCGTCTCAGCGCCACTAGGGTCAAGCGTAATGTCGCCTGTACCCGCATTGCGGATGTAGCAGAACCAGCCGTCACCAAGCGTTGCCGCCGCTGTGAATGTCTGCGTGAATGTGCCACTGGTAATATCAATTAGGTTTGATAAATTCGCCACGCCGATAATGGTATTAGATGTACGCGCTACACGGACAATAGCAGATCCGGGGGCAACTCCCACCCAGTTAGTAGTATCAGCACTTGGATCAGTAGTCTCTCCACTATGCGTAGTAATTGCCCGATAAGTCAGGTAATTGATAGGAGAGTACCGATTCTGTCCAGCCGTGTAGCTGCCGGCGCTAACCCAAAGCACAGCGTTTGCCGTTGCGTCTGCTGCAGACGCGCTTGCCGCCGCATTGGTTTCGCTTGATGCTGCCGCGACTTGGCTGGCCGCCGCTAATACTTTGTCGTCGTCAACAGTTGAGGCAACCGCGTCGATTGCTGTTGTAGTAGCGTTTATTTCTGTTCTTAATGTTGGCAGAGCCGCAACAAAGGCATCCGCTCTTGTGACAAAAGTCGCTGGGGCGTCTGTTCTGGCTGGTGCCGTTGGTAATGCTGCAATTGTTGGAATAGTCATACTATGTTAAACCCTCAAGTTGTAGCAGCGTAGTTGATACCAGTGGCCCGCTTATTGTGTTTCTAAAGTTTCTGTAATATCCGTAAACTGCCGCCTCGGATATTGAGTCCTCTGTAATCCAAACCAATGGTGTCGATCTATACTGCTTTAATACTTTTTGTATTTGATCAAATCTGTCGGTAAAAACAACAACATTTATATCTGCCGTGTCTGAAAAAGCGCCCTGAATAACGGTTGTATTTCCCAAAGAGTCTGTATTCTTGACTGAGTAGTCAACTATACCGAAGCTTGCGCCGTATTGCGAGTCTCCTATCACAAAAGATGCGCCCATTACAAACTCGCCAAGCTCTGCGTTTGACCCCGTATCGGTGACGGTATAAGAGAGTGTTGCGGCAGGAAAGGCCGGAAGATCAGTAACTAGCAGTCTTTCTTTTCTGACTATTTCCTCTGTAAAATATAGATACCAATCGTTTATTCCAGAATCAGATATCATGGAAAATGTTGTGTCGTATACATCTCCATCCGTAGGGTCATTCATTACAACCCTAATGGATACAGCATCTACGCCAAAAAAAGCACAGCTATTTGTTATCACTCCAGGCAGCAAAGAGGCCGTTATCGTGTTTGCGTTTATCGTGCCTTGCTGAAGCACACCGTTAAACTGCCGCCATCGGTTTGTCGAGTCTGTTTTATCCCAGCCTTTGCCAGTGCCTATATTGGCAATCAGTGTTGGGTCTTTATTTGTGTGCGCGAAATTGCAAGTATAAATATCATGCGTTGCAACCGCCGCACCATCGTCAACGGTTGTGACGGTTACAACATCCGCAACACTGTAAGACGTTGTCGGATCCCATTCATCGGACGCTGGAGAAGTTTCAGCCACGTTTGTGGCTGTCAGCATGGCGTCGAGTATTTTTACCGGCCTAATTAATTTCATTAAGGAGCTGTTCTCTCTTGCGGTATTCCGTTGTTGTTCCAGCGGTCCACTATGTCGAATGTTTTAATTAAATAAGTCAGTATGCTCATAAGCGCTTGACCAATCATATTATCGAGCGTTCCAGAATTATTGGCAAGAACTTCCTGCTTTGTCTGGACCCGCTCGCCTTCGTGTAGCTCGGCTATGTATCCGTTGTAGGGAACGCGGTCGATTCCACGGGCGTGGGAGCCGTCTGGAGTAACCAAACCTCCAGCCCTTGTCAATATTCCCTCGACACTGCCGTCTCCGACAATGGCGTCTATGGTCGCTTGGTTAACGCCGTTTTGAAGGCCCGCCAAAGTAACCCACCTGGAAGCATAGTTTCCAAGTTGCACGTCCATTGGCGTGCCGTCGTCTCCGCCTTCCTCGCTAGCAGTACCAAAGAACGCGCCCCGTCCTGTACCTTTTTCGTCGTATCCAATAAAGTCACCTGCGTTAAGGTTTGGTGATCCTCCAATGGTTTCTCCAAAGACGTTGGTCAAATACGAGTCAACACCACGAAAAGCGTCAATGCTTGCTGTAGCTTCTTCGCCGTTGGCGCGCCTTGTGAATCCTGTAAACTGTGCACCACTGGCAAATGCGTCTATTCCAAACTCGCCCTCATGCCCTAGCTGCTGCGTTAGCATTCCGGCGTTGCTAGACATTGTTCCGCCGCTATCTAATGCGTTGGCAAGCACTGCCGCGCCCCCCAATGCCCAGCCCCAGACCGGAATAGCAGAAATAGCGCCCATCACCGCAGACCCGGCAGATGCAAGACCAGAACCAACGGCACTAACACCACCGGCTATGGCCGAGCCAGCACCGGCTAAACCGCCACCCATACCTGCTGGTAGCAACGTAGCGCCACCTGTAGCCGCTGCGCCGATTCCTGACGCTCCAGTCAGTATGCTTGCTCCGGTTGATACCGCGCCCGCCACACCGCCGCCGCCGCCACCGCCAATACCGCCAAAAATAGCACTAAGAGGATTCCCAGAACCACTAGAAGATGTGCCGCCAAAGCCGATCAAGTTCATTAGCTTAGATGCGGCCCATTCAGCAACCATGCGCTTAATCATTGTAGTAAACGAATCTGCGATTTGACTAAATGCGCCTTTTCCATTTTCAAAAATATCCACAAAAGTTGTAGCTAGGTAATCGTTAGTTCTGCCCCATGCCGCTTCCGCCGCTACTGCCGCCTGTTCGTTTGCTTTTTCTAGATCTCCGGCCTTGGTTGCCGCGTCTGTTAGCGCTTGCTTTTCTTTATCGATCTCGGTTACAAGGGCAACGATTTCTGCCCCTAACAGGCTGGTAGAGGTAACCCCAGCCGTTTGCAAGCCGTTTCTAACGGACAGTTCTGTTGAGCTAAGGCCCAAGGCCTCTTTTTCGCTTTTTAGAGTTGCAATTACGTCTATCGCTTTGGTGTTTAGTTTTCCGGTGTTTGTGGTTGTGGTGACTATAGTCCCAGACAGTGCCGCCAACTTTTCATCAAGGGTTCCCGTATCCGTAGAAAGGTTTACTGTGGCGGTTTCCAAAAGACTAAATCCGCCCTGATTCAACTTGACCTGTATAAGTTGGTCGGCGTAAGCTGTTGTGCTGTTCTTGTTTTCATCTATTACTGATTTAAGAGACCCTTTCCGCGCCACGTCAATAGCAGCAAGCCTGACCTCAGTGTCCTCTGCTGACGTAACCCATCCCTTAACTTTTGTGATCGCAGTGTCAACAAAGGCCGCTGCCTCGATGGTTGCAATCTGGATGCCTGACTTTACGTTTATAAACGTTTCACTAAACCCGATCCCTATTAATTCCGAAACCTTTAGGCCGCTAACGCCAAGGTCGTTAAAATAACCGGATACCGCAGTAACAAAAGACGCCGTCCATCCCGCGATCGTTGTTAGTGCTGCGCCAAAACCGTCCGTGAATGGTTTTATAGCAAGGACCATTGCCTTCACTGTTGCAATGGTTGCCTTAACTATGTTGGATAAAAAGAAAACATAAGTATCAAAATTCTCTCCAACATGATCAACAATTGGCTCTCCAAGCGTTAGCAGGAATTCACCAATGCTTACACGTGTCGATGCAATTTTGCCCGATATGGCTGATAGCTTGAAGTCCATTGTTTGCGCTATCTTGCCAAAGGCTATATCTGTCTGCCCGGTCTTGGTTTTCATATCATCCATAATTTCAGCAAAAGATTCAGCGCTGCCGCCGGTCAATGCTAATATTGTATTAACCGCCTCGACAGAGCCAAACAAATCTATTAACTGTTGCTCATTGCCATCTGCCGCCTCGGTCATTTCTCCCAAGAATCCAGCCAGCCCTTTAGACTGCAAGGAGGCAAGGTTAAACTCGATTCCCATTTCTGCCGCCGCGTCAGTTGCTTTTTTGGACGGTGTTGCAATATTAGATAATGCGGCTTTTAAGCCGTTGAATGATTGGCTGGTAGAAATACCGCCTTTTGTTAATGCTGCAGTAGCGCCAAGCAATTCCTCGAAACCTACGCCAGCCGTTGCAGCCAATGCCGCAACCGATCCAATGCCGCTGGACAATTCGCCTATAGTGGTTTTACCTGCGCGCATAGCAACAAACATGGCATCAGAAACTTCCCCGGCTTGGCTGGCCTCAAGACCAAAAGAATTTACTACTGTTGTTAGTCCATCGACCGCTGTGCCAATGTCTGTGACACCGCCTATGGCAAGCTTGTTTGCGGTTGTTAGTATTGCAGTAGCTTCGGAAGCGTTGCCAGCTCCGGCCGATATGGCTTGATAAAATGCTTTTACTTGTGCGGTAGGAGATCCGCCAAAAGTAGCGGCAAGCGCTTTGGCTTCTGTGTTTATTCTTGGTAGCTGGGAAACATCGTCAAGCAGGGTAGATACTTCACCCATTGCCGCGCCGAATTCTCTGGCCTCGACAGCCATTTTGCCCAAAGCATTTACGGCAAGGGCTGCGCTAAGAACAGGTAAAAGCGCCTTCATTGCTCCGCCTAGCTTTCCAGCCCCAGCCGACATACCAGAAAGGTCTTTGGTGGCTGTCTTTACTTGGCTGGAGTCTGCCTTGATTACTAGGTTTGCAAAATCTGTCATTAGTTTATAGGCCTTCTAAGCATTGACTTTAAGCCTTCCGCCGATTTCCCGTTTTCTGCTTTTTGTGGCAGATAAGGAGCCGGTACTTGGGCGTTTGAATATTCCCTACAAGAGTCCGTGTAAACGTCGGTAAGCCACTTTATTGTTTCTGACTCCCAACCGGTCAACCTGATAGACGTTCTCTCTACAAAGCCGCTCATATCGGACCAAGTCACCTGGCTTGGCCCAACCCTATAAAAAAGATTAATCAAATAATCGCAAGGGCTTATGTCTGGAAGCTCTGGAAAATCTATTTCCGCACCCCTAACCTTTGTCTGGTCCTTGGCGCGGGTTTCGTACCAAGCCCGCTGCCGAACATAAAGCTCAAGATCAAGCCTTAGCTCTTTTTTAAACTGTCTCTATTCACTCCTGCTGTTATAAGCTGTTCGGCAATAGAGTTTTTCATTCCGTAAAGTTTTATGCAATTTTCGTAAGTGCATTCTAGCGCCTCACCACCAAAAGGAATGTTATCACTCCATTTGATTGTGACGGCCGCTAAGATTTCTCTTAGGTCGCTTTCTGTGACCTCAGAAGGGACGCCGCGTCGCTTGTACTTTGATGCGTTTCGCTCGTCAATTTTCTTTGCTGTATCTTGCCACTTGTCCGAGTCTCTACCCTGGATAGTGATAATAATTTCTTGGTCGTCAAGGCCTTTAAATGGTCGCTTGTTCGTTTCATCGATTAGAGTTACATCGATTCCATTTGCTGCCTGTGTTGATAAATCAAACGTTCCAAAATCAATCGTGTTGCTCATAATATTAACCCTTCATTAAATTATAAAAACCCCTAATTAAAGGGGCTTGGTTTGGCTTTAGGATGCCGCAGCTGTCACCGTGTTCTTCGTGCGCTGAACTGAAAGCACCTGAGAAACAATAGCGTTTCCATCTCCGGCACCCGTGATATAAGAACCCACGATCCCCTGGAAATAGTCAATGCTGCCGTCTTGGTATGCGACCTTGTAAGAGAAATCCGCATCACTACCCTCGGCGGTCAAAGCAATTACTTGGCCTGCGTCGTCGTCGTCACGGTTCACCGTGAACGAATCCGAGCTCTGGCTGTTCGTGCCTTTGTAGTAATCAGTAGATCGCTGGTTAACTGGGTTGCTTGGCGTTAGCGTGTGACTGCGGCCGCCCGGTGTCCAGCTTGTTACTTGCCCTAAGACAGTCCACGTAAGGCCACCATAGTCTGTTGTAGTTTGTGTTGCAGGTAAACCCGCTGTGATAGATATCACACTGTCTACGAATGTTTGAACTGAATCTGGCATAATTAAGACCTCGTTATAAAAGCAATGTATTGAATAGACACGACTATTTTATACCAGCCGTTCTCGTTGAAGCCTTTTTCTCGGCTCGTTTTCGTGATTATAACAGATTGCCCAGAATATGAAACATTTGTTCCAATACTAAAAGCATCGATTATTTCTTGCGCCTTTGCCTTTGCGGCAATGGCTCCGGCATTAACTGGGTATCGTAATATTGCCCTAAAGATTCCGGTTGTTTCGTCCATATCGTTTATGGTTAGCATATCAAGAGCGTTCTGGATCAAGAAAACCTCGGCATAAGCAAGCTCCGGATCCGCCGAAAAGTCTTTGTTTTCGTATGCCGTAGGAAGCCCAAACTCGCTATTGGTTGTTAGCCATGCGGTCAAGAACGCCTGATCTATTTTTAGCTGGCTCATTTTTTAAGGTTCCTAACTATTGTATCAACGCGCGCAAGGTTCTTTGCAACCATGCCGTCCTTTTCTTCGTACACCGCGGCATAGTCTAAATTGTTTGTAAGGTAGTCGATGCCAGTTCCCCGCACGGTCTTATCAACACCGCTTCTAGCCTGGTTGCCGTCCTTGTCCTCTATGTCAAGCTCGCTTGTGGCTGGGCTATCCTGTGTGGCTTGCCAGTTGCCTTTAAGCCTTCCAGTATCAACACGGGTGTCGTCAATAACCCCGGTAAACACCTCCAGCTTGATTGCTCGGCTTGCTTCGTCAACGCTAGCGCCAACTGATTCAGCCCATTTTGAGATGTCTAATGCAGACATTAAGCGCTCACCCTTACAAAATA